AAAACAGATTGTGCTTGTTTCTACAGTTGTTGTTGCGACGATTGGTTTCTTTGTACTTCTGTTTACAATTATTTTGTAGATATGGATGAGATATGGCAGTACGAAAGACTAAAAAGGGAGCGGCCCTCAAGAGGTGGTTCAAAGAAGAGTGGAAGGATGTTCGCACCGGGAAGGCGTGTGGGCGTAGCAAAGGAGAAAAACGGGGTACTCCATATTGCCGCCCCTCCAAGCGTGTATCTTCTAAGACCCCTAAAACATCCAAAGAAATGACAGCCGCTGAAAAACGTAGTAGAATATCCCAGAAGAAAAGACTAGGTCAGCCAGCAGGTAAGCCGCGTCGTGTTAAGTCATTGAAAAGGAAAAAGTAATGTCAAATTGTTCTCCTAGAAAAGCTATGGGTGGTGCGATGTCTATGCCTACTCGTAATAGCAAAGGCCCTATGCGGAATCGTTTTAAAATGGGCGGCGGTAACTTCCCTGATTTGAGCGGTGACGGTAAGGTTACGCAAAAAGATATTTTGATGGGCAAGGGCGTAGTAAAAAAAGGCTACGGCGGCATGCATAAGAAAGGCAAGTAGATGGCAACCTCGGGTTCAAGAGACTTTGACCTAGATGTAGCAGACATCATCGAAGAGGCGTATGAGCGGTGCGGCATAGAAGTTCGCACGGGTTACGACTCTAAAACTGCTCGTCGTTCTCTAAACCTGATGTTCGCTGACTGGGCTAACCGAGGTCTTAACTTATGGACAGTTAAGCAGGGTACACAGGCACTAACGCAAGGCACAGCTACATATACTTTTACAGCAGACTATGCCGACCTTCTCGAAGTAGTGGTCCGTAGAAGCGGTATAGACTATGAGCTAGATCGTATGTCTCGTGGTGACTATTTAACTCTGCCCAACAAGACTACCGAGGGTAGACCAAGCCAGTATTATTTCAATCGGCAAGTTAGTCCTGAAATCACACTATGGGCAACGCCGGATAATTCAACTGACACTTTGGTGTATTATTATGTGCAGCGCATGGATGATGCAGACACTATGATTAATACAACAGATGCCCCCTTCCGTTTCCTGCCTTGTATGGTTGCTGGGTTGGCATACTATCTTGCAGTTAAAAGAGCCCCAGATCGCATTCAACTTCTGAAGGCATTGTATGAAGAAGAGTTCCAACGCGCAGCGGACGAAGATTCTGATCGTGTACCTTTAAAACTACAGCCTAGTATTTCTTATCTTAGGGTTAACTAATGGCACGATATGCATCAGGTAAAAAAGCTTGGGGATATTCAGATCGTTCTGGATTTCGCTATCGCTTGGCTGAAATGATGACTGAATGGTCTGGTGCAAAAGTAGGCCCTGATGAGTATGAGGCAAAACATCCACAGCTTGAGCCAGTAAGACCCGGCCCAGATCCGCAGGCTTTGTACAAACCTCGCCCCGACCAGCGCACTGAGGTTCCTGTAGAAAACCTTTTGTCCTTAAATCCGTTTCAGTCTGGGGCGCAGGGATCTTCTGTGGTTACTGTCATAGAAATGGATCATGGCAGAACAACAGGAGATATCGTTCGGTTTAGGGAAACCGCTAGCTTTGACGGTATTACTCAAGCTGTACTTGAGCTTTCGACCGGGTATACAATAACTGTAATAGATGCTAATACATATTCAATCACAGTGGCGGCTACAGCCACAAACGGAAATCAACGTGGTGGCGGTGGCTCGGCTACAGCAGGCCCAGTAACGTTGGGGGTTTAAATGGCTTATACATACGCTACGCTAACACAGGCAATTCAGGATTATACGCAGAATAACGAAACCACTTTCGTTGCGAATATAGACAACTTCATTCAGAACGCAGAAGAGCGGATTCTAAAGGAAGTAGATCTAGACTACTTTAGATCTAATGCTGGTGGCACTATGACCTCTGGCAACAAATATCTACAGATGCCCGTAGATTATCTCGCTTCTTTTTCTGTTGCCTTTACAAATTCATCAGGTGAACAGGTCTTTTTACTACAGAAAGACGTAAACTTTGTTCAGGATTTTAACCCTGATCCTACTGTAGTTGGTGAGCCGCGATACTACGCCCCCTTTGATTATCAGAACTTTATTCTGGGGCCAACTCCGGATGATAATTATCAGACTGAAATACATTATTATTATAGGCCGCAGTCAATAGTCTCTGCTGGTACGACTTGGCTTGGAGACAACGCTCCGAACGCGCTACTGTTTGGATCTCTTATAGAGGCTTATATTTTTATGAAGGGTGAGCAGGACGTAATTCAGTTCTATAATACTCGATACCGAGAGTCTTTAGCTAGGCTAAAGAACTATGGCGAAGCCAGAGAGAATTCGGATGCATATCGGCAGGGGCTGGTAAATATTCCGCAGACATAAGGAGGAACTATGTCTAAGAAGGAGGAGGCTCTAAGTCCTTTTTTAGGGCTTGAGGGGAAGAACATTGCTATTGTCGGGCTGGGATCTACATATGCTGACTATGTGGCAGCCCGTGTTAATTCTACGCAGTTTGACGAAGTATGGGGAATCAACAGCATCGGCGGCATAATTCATGTTGACCGCACTTTTATGATGGATCCTGCCTCTAGGTTTTTAGATGATGTTAAAGCAGGCACTCAAACAGGAATTGGACAAGAGTTTTTACTAGAGACTCCTTTAAAAGGGCCGATTTATTCGTGCTGTTTAGATGATAGAGTCCCGGAGCTAGTTGAGTATCCTCTTACCGAGGTTGTTCGAGATTTGGGTTACGCTTATTTTAACAACACTGTCGCGTATGCTTTAGCCTTTGCTATTGTATCTAAAGTCGCAAAGATAAACTTGTTTGGAATAGACTTTAGTTACAGGCAGAATGTGAGCTTTGCAGAAGCTGGAAGAGCCTGTTGTGAGTTTTGGTGTGCTATTGCGTTAACCAAGGGTATTGTAGTAGAGACCGCAAAGCGCTCTGGGTTTTTAGACACAAATGTGCCAGCTAACGAAAAGTTGTACGGCTACCACAGGCTAGAAGATCCTTTAGTTCAGTTGATTAACGGTGACCAACTAATGATTGTTAGGCAGTCTGAGTATCAGGCCAAAGAAGAAAGCACTCAGCTTTTATCCCCAGAACCTTTGGATGGGAAAGACGGGATTGTTTTTGGAAGACACGACATACCGGGGGTAACATACAATGATTAGTGTTAGCGGTGCTTTTGAAGTAGGTAGTATTAGTGTGACGACCTCTGACGACGGGGGTCTGTCTAGCGAACAAATAGCGGAGCTTGCTAGGCGAAAAATCTTGTACATATCTGAGAACGCCCCTCCTGCAATAAAAGAGCAAGCAGAGGCTTTTTCTGATAAAGTAGAGCAGATTGTGCTTCACTATCTTAACTTGGCGAAGCGGGAAGAACGTGCTACTATATGTCAGACTTTGCGTAAGGCAGGTCATACAGACATTGCTGAATATATCAGGAGATTATAATGGCGATTACCCAAGCAATGTGTACTTCTTTTAAGTCGCAACTTCTGACAGGTACACATGACTTTACAAATGGTACAGGCAATGCTTTTAAGCTTGCTCTTTTTGCTGTCGGCGGCGGCGGTAAAGCTTCAACTACAGCGACACTTGGTGCTACCACTACTGCTTTTGCCACGACCGGGGAAATTGCCTCAAGTGGGTCTTATACTACCGGCGGCGGTGCGCTAACAAATGTTACCCCATCTGTTGACGGTACAACTGCAATCACAGACTTTGCTGATCTAAGCTTTACGACAGCTACAATCACTGCCCGTGGGGCACTGATTTATAATTCATCGGCCACAAACGCTGCTGTTGCTGTTCTAGACTTCGGTTCCGATAAGACATCTACAACTGGAACCTTTACGATTCAGTTTCCTACTGCGGACGCTTCTAACGCTATTATCCGTATTGCCTAAATAACGGAGCGTACCTATGGCCCTTGTGCTTGCTGACAGAATAAAAGAGACCACTGCCACTACAGGCACTGGAACCCTTACGCTTACAGGGGCGCAAGCTGGTTTTCAGTCGTTTGCGTCTGTGGGCGACGGTAATACGACGTACTATGCAATACAGCATACCGTTCTAAACGAGTTTGAAGTCGGGATCGGGACGTATACATCCTCTGGAACAACACTTTCTAGAGACACTGTTTTAGCTTCTTCAAATGCTGGTAGCTTAGTAAACTTTTCTTCTGGTGTGAAAGTTGCTTTTGTAACTATCCCAGAATCTGCTTCCGTTTATGAAGATGAATCAGACAATGTAACTGTAGCTGGTAAGATTACAGTTGGTACAGGCCCCACTGCTCAACTTGATGTAGCTACAAAAGCATATGTCGATGCGGCCACAGCAGCCTCTATTCACATTCACGATGCTGTTCGGGTTGAAAAAGAGGGTAATCTCACCGCAACTTATAACAACGGCACTGCCGGTGTAGGCGCGACGCTTACCAACTCTGGTACACAAGCTGCGCTTGTTATTGACGGTATAACACTTAACACAAGTGATCGTGTCTTAGTATATGAACAGACAGATCAAACGCAAAACGGTGTTTATGTAGTTACAGACACTGGTTCTGTTTCCACCAATTGGGTTCTTACTCGCTCTTCAGATGCAAATACTTCTGGTGATAATGACGCTAACTCTTTAGACGAAGGTTCTTATTTCTACGTCCAAGAGGGTACGGCTGGCGCGGGTGAGTCTTATGTTTGTAACGTATCAGGTGCTATTACCTTCGGTACTACAAATATTACGTTTGCACAGTTTGCGGCAACGCCGGAGTTTACTGGCGGTACAAACATCGATGTAACTGGTCAGACGATTTCTCTTACAGGGACCGTTGACGAGACTAATGGCGGCACTGGTAACAATTCGTACACCCTTGGCGATACGCTTTATTCTTCTGCCTCAAACACCCTTGCTAAACTTGCGGGCAATACAACCACAACCAAACAGTATCTTAGTCAAACAGGAGACGGTGCAAACTCTGCTGCTCCATCTTGGGATGAGATAAATCTTGGAACGGACACGGCTGGTGACTTTATCGCGACAGGCGCTGTTAGCGGCGTGGGTCTTTCTGGCTCTGCTTCTGGCGAAGGTTCTACCTTTACTGTTACCTCAAACGCTACAAACGCAAACACAGCAAACACTATTGTTTCCCGTGACGCCTCCGGGAACTTCTCTGCGGGTACAATAACAGCGGGTATTAGTGGTAACGCAAGCACTGCAACAACTTGGCAAACAGCCCGAAGCTTAACGCTTTCTGGCGACGTTACTGGAACGGCTACTGGAATCAATGGATCTGGAAACATTGCTGTTACCACTACTATTGCGGCGAACTCCGTTGCTCTTGGTACGGACACCACTGGCAACTACGTTGGCACATTAGCCGAAGGCACCGCGATTGATATTAGCGGTGGCACTGGTGAAGGCGTTACGAACACAATTAGCATTGATCTCAATGAACTTGCTACGTCAACAACTAACACTGACGGTGATTATTTTGTTGTGGTTGATAGCGCAGATGGCTCTCAGCATAAGCTGACAAAAGGAAATATCGCTCTCTCTGGGATGAATAATGATTCTGGGTGGACATCTAATGTTGGAGATATTACGGGTGTTACCGCTGGAAGCGGTCTTACAGGTGGCGGCTCGTCAGGTTCTGTAACACTGAATGTTGGCGCAGGTACAGGTGTTACCGTTGCTGCTGACACAGTGTCTATCGGACAGGCAGTTGCTACATCCTCAAATGTACGGTTCAACAGCATCGGCGTAAATACTGCTGGCTCTGGCACCGCCGGGCAAATTCGTGCCACAGGCGACATAGTTTCCAACTATTCAGATGGCAGGCTAAAAACCATTGAAGGAAATATTCCCGATGCTTTAGCAAAAGTTAAATCTATTGGTGGATATTACTTTACGGAGAACCAGACAGCAAAAGATCTGGGATATGACAACGACGACCAGCAAGTAGGTGTTATTGCTCAAGAGGTTCAAGCAGTTCTTCCGCAGGTTGTAAAACAAGCACCGATTGATGATAAGTATCTAACAGTACAGTACGAAAAGTTAGTACCACTTTTAATTGAAGCTATAAAAGAGCTAGAGGCCCGCGTAGCAGAACTGGAGGCATAACATGTCTTTAGCTAGCTCTTCTATTGCAGAAGGCGCCATTGCAGGAGATTCCGGCGGTGGAATTGCGGTAGCCAGCGTATCTGGTCTTTCCTCTACGGCATCTTTAGGTGGCGTAGTTGCTTCAGCGGGCGCTATAGTTCAGGCTACGGGTGTTTCTGCTACAACAAATCTAGGGCAGGTTACTGCGGCAGCGCAGTTTATTGCTTTGATTACTGGTGCTGAAGCGATTGCAAGCCTTGGATTAGTCGCAGTTGACGCTGGATCAATTGTGACCACTACAGGTCAGGGGGCAACAACAAGTCTTGGATCAGTAACAGTTGACGCTGGTGTTGTAGCGATACCACTAGGTCTTGACGCTGACGCTGATCTCGGTAGTCTATCTATTACAGGTAGTGCGTCGGTTAGCCTAACCGGTGAATCATCTGTAGCAAGTGTCGGCACTGTAGAGGCTATTCCGAGCATTGAGGTTCTTGTAACGGGTGTACAAGGCACCTCTGCAATAGGAACGGTTGCCATCGACGCGGGTGCTGTAGTATTATGTGCTGGTGTTAATGCGTCTACCACGCTTGGAAACTCTAATGTTTGGGGCAGAATTGTTCCTAATCAGGTAGCTAACTGGACTACCCTATAGCTGCATAAGGTGAATTAAATGGCTTCTACATATACTAGCAACAGTGGCATAGAAAAGCCCGGCTCTGGAGAACAGGCCGGAACTTGGGGGGCAACTGCTAACAAAAACTTTGATATCATCGACAGAGCAATTAACGGAATTGGCTCCATTACACTTTTTGGCACAACTCATACTCTGGCTACAACAGATGGTGCCTTGTCCGACGGTCAGTATAAAGTTTTAATTGTAGGCGGTACTCCCTCCGGCACCAACACAATCACGATTTCTCCTAACGATCAGGACAAGCTTTACTTTGTAAAAAATGCTTCTGGTGAATCAATTATTTTCACACAAGGTAGTGGTTCAACTGTAACTGTACCTAACGGTTTCTCTTCAATTATCTATGCTGACGGTGCTGGTGCTGCGGCAGCCGTATCAGATTTCAGCACTATATTGAATTTACCGACTTTCCTTAATAATATTGTAGAGGATCTGACTCCGCAATTAGGTGGAAATTTGGACGTTAATGGGCAGGAAATAGTCTCTGCAAGCAGCGGTAATGTTGTTGTTAATCCAGATGGAACAGGCCATATTCTGCTTCAGGCTGCGACGCAAATAACAGGTAATACAACGCTAGAAGGTGACGCAATTCCCGACACGGATGGAACTCGAGACCTAGGGGCTGATACTACCAGATTTGCAAATGTGTATGCGGACAACTTTGTCTCTGGCGATATGGTTCTAAATAACGTAGGAAGACCCTATACAAATAATATTGATGGAACACAGGGGTGTTGGAGAATTCAGGAGGGTGATGAAAACCTGTTTATTATTAATGAAGTAAATGGTAAGAAGTATAAGTTTTTAATTCAGGAGGTGTAACAAAAATGAGTAAGGGGCCAGACATGGATCACTATATTGGTGTGTTCGATAATGTGATTACTGAAGACGACTGCACTAGACTAATCAATAGGTTTGAGAACATAAACAACAATGCTTCTTTCTTAACCTCTGATGGCTCTCATCAATTCGGGAGTAGCTTGGGTAGAAAAGATCAATCTCTGTTCTTTGAAAGAGTAACTCCACAAGACGCTGGATTTATTCAGGGAGCTGTTGGAAATTGTATGGAAGCCTACACTAAGACCTACATAGGTCTTCAGGGGGAAAAATTAATTTCTGAAACATGTAAGGTGCAAAGGACCCCGCCTAGTGGTGGATATCATGTTTGGCATTCGGAACACAGCGGTGATCATGGGTCCATGCGACGGGCTGCGGTATGGATTTTATATCTATCCACTCATCACGGCTCCGGAGAGACAGAGTTTTTACAGCAAGGCATAAGGGTTGCGCCACAGGCTGGAAGAGTGGTAATATGGCCTGCAAGCTACACACATCCGCATCGCGGAAATCCTGTGTATGGCGACGCAGATAAGTATATTGCTACGGGTTGGTACGAACATTACTACGATGTTCTGGATAAGGCTAAAGGGTAAAAAAATGAGATCTTATGCTCTTATAGAAAATGGGGTATGCACGAATACAGTTGTTGCCGAGGCGGCCTTTGTTGAAAGTGTCGATGATGATTATGTTTTGTTGTCAGAAAACAGCCTTGTTGCAATAGACTGGACGTACGATGCTGCTACAAGAACTTTTACGGAACCCGACGCGGAATTACTGGCACCTGAAGACATCGTGACCGAACTGGCTGCCACAGAGATATAAAACAGAAGAATAGGAGATCATTTAGTGGCATATTTAATTGGTAATACTACGGTTATCACTAACAACGCTGCGTTAGGTGCTGTTGACGGTAACAGTCTAAATCTAGCTAACAACAATAACCTTAGTGCTGGTGGCGCGTCGTTTTCAACTATTACGAGTAGCCAGAACACCAGTGTTGCTGGTTCAACCTTTGCGTATCTTTTTGTTGTTGGTGGTGGCGGTGGTGGCGCTCGCGGCCCCAACTCTCCTAGCCCCCCTTATGCATTTACTGGCTATGCTGGTGTGACAACTATGTCTATTGTTGACGTTTCTGGTGGTGGAAATGCTACATACACTATCGGTAGTGGCGGAAACGGGGGGGCGGTAAGCCCGGGTCCTGTGACGGGTGGTAACCCCGGAGGTTCAAGTAATTTTACCTATCCCGGTACGAATTTAGTGGCCAACCAACATAACACTGCGGCTGGTGGTTCACGAGCGGGCGCTGACACTGACCCGAAAGCGCCAACAGTGCCGAGCATGAACCCGTTACAGGCTTTCTTTAATGTTAGAATGAATTCAGGATACGGCGAGAGCTCAACTAACTTGGCTTCAGTTAATGCTAGAACCTCCTATTTTGATCCGTTTGGCAGCGGCGGTAACGATCAAGCCGCGGGTACAGCCGGGTGTATAAAACTTTTAGGCTTTTAAGCTATGCTACCCTTTCAAGCAGCGCCTTTATTACCTAAGTTTTCATATAGGGAACAAGGTAAGACATACGAAACGTACCACCCAGCGGTTGGTGACATTCAAACACATTTGGAAGCCGCTGGTCCTGAAGTTCTTTTTGCATTAAGAACAGATCAGATGATTAAAGATGGTGTAGAGGAAGCCGCTTCTCAGCCCCACGACATTAATTATCAAGGAACATGGGAAGACGCATTTCTGTATAACGGCTATGAAAACGGTAAATATCGTTTTATGACTGGTTTTTTTTTACAGAATATTCAGGAACGTGGCTTTAAATATAGCAGCAGTTATCACAACAAGTCTGTCAGAAACCCTAAACTAGGGAACAATTGGATTGTGTTTGCGATGTGGTACAATGATCAAAACTGTATCCCTGATAAAGACATAATGGGAGAAAAAGTGATCATGGGGGTGACTAACCCTAGATTGTATTTACCAGATGTGGTAATAAAAATGTTGGATATGGAGTTTGGTTACGACATGGAAAGAACGAGGCACAGATGATTAACCAAGTGGAGGAGCTAATAGGTGGTGACCTTGCTGATCACCTATTTTCATATGCTGTTTTAACAAAAACAAAAAAGCCTGATACTCAAATAGAGGGGACTATGTCTGGGTATGCACACCCTCCTTTTGAAATTCTTTTAATGCAGTTACAGCCTAAAATAGAACAGATGTACGGTAAGCCGCTAGTTCCGACTTATTCTTTGTTCCGCGTGTATAAGCCGGGGGATGAATTAAAGAGGCATATAGATAGGCAGTCTTGTCAGGTCAGCGCTACATTGTGCTTGGGTTGGCATAATATAGACTATATGTGGCCTATTTTTGTTGCAGGTGTACCATTAGGAATGAACAAAGGTCAAGGGGTCGTCTACAAGGGGTGTGACCAAGTACATTGGAGAGATCCTTTAGTTGGCCCAGAAGATGCAGTATTTGCACAAGTGTTCTTGCATTACATTGAAAAAGGTGGTGAGTTTGACCCCGAGTTTGCGTTTGATAAACGGGACGGGTTAAATTTTGATGATTTTGAGGGGGGAAACCGTGAACGAGAACATACTGATCGTTAGGGGCGCGTTTGATGCTGAGTGGTGCAACGCTTGTTTTGATGCAGTTAAGAAGACAGAGACTGCGGCTGTGGGACAGGGCACTAAATCAAATAGTATTAGAAGAAGTAACATTTCTTTTTTAAGTGGCGCTGTACGTCATGCGAAATTGTATGTTCCTTTGATTAAGTTTATTAGTGACGTAAACGAGAACCATTACAAGTGGGATTTATCAGATCCCGAGGTTATCCAATTCACAGAATATAACGAGTCTAATCAGGGTATGTATAGACCCCACAAGGACACATCTATTCATTCTGTAGATCAACAAATAGTTAGAAAGCTTTCTATTTCAATTCAGCTAACAGATGGATCTGGATACGAAGGTGGGGATTTAATTTTCCCTGATCAAGATGAGCCCCTACCCCAAGAAGACTTAAAAACGATAGGAACAGCTATTGTTTTTCCTTCTTATTTAAGTCACGGGGTTAATCCTGTCACAAAAGGAACTAGGCATAGCGCCGTTAGTTGGGTGTTGGGTCCTCCGTTTAAGTAAACACCTTTGATTATTTAGCGTGTTTGAGCTACTATAGCTGGGAATATGTTCTGCACCTGAGTCGGAAAAAACATGCCGCTAACAAAGCTACAATTCACGCCCGGTATTAACCGAGAGTCAACCTCCTATGCTAACGAAGGTGGTTGGTTTGATTGTGATAAGGTGAGATTTCACCTTGGCTATCCAGAAAAGATAGGTGGGTGGGAGAAATACTCCACTTCATCTTATCTAGGTACTGCTAGGCGCTTACACAACTGGGTAGCTAACGACGGTTCAAACTATCTCGGTGTCGGTACAAACTTAAAATACTATATTGAAGAAGGCGGCAGCTTTAACGACATTACTCCGATTCGGCTTACGACTTCTGCGGGGGATGTAACCTTTTCTGCAACAGACGGATCGTCTACTATCACAGTCACAGATACAGGACATGGATCTGTGGCCGGGTCTTTTGTAACTTATTCTGGTGCAACTTCTTTGGGTGGTAACATAGGGGCGGGTGTACTAAACCAAGAGTTTCAAATTAGCCGAGTAGTTGATGCAAATACTTATGAGATAGATGCCTCTCCCTTTGTTGCTAATTCCTCTGATACAGCAAACGGAGGTGCGAGTACCGTCGGCGCATATCAGGTAAACGCTGGTCTAAACTCTCAGGTCGGTGGTGTTGGTTACGGCGCTGGAAGCTATGGTGGTGTGACGGGTCTTGCGGCTACAACTCAGTTAAATGGTAGCATCACTGATTCAGACACAACTATTACGTTGCTGTCTGTTACAGGTTTTAATGCTGGCGGTGGAACAATCTTAGTAGATAACGAGCTTATTA